TCTTCCAATTCTGTTAATGAGTACTTGTGTTCCTGCATTAACTGAAAGTTAGATTGATAATAACCAAACAAACTTTCATGAGAAAGAGCTATTAAAAAAAAGAGTTTAGACCTCTTAATATTCTTTCTTGTTGAGTTCCACACACATCACATGCAAACTCAACTTTTTCTTCTAGTGATGGTGTCTTAGTGTAAAAAGTTTCTATTTTATCTAACTGTTCGAGTGTCAAACTTTCAACAAATTCCTTTAAATCAGAATCTTTGATGTCTTTAGATTCATACACTTCGTTTTCATCAAAGATTGTATTTAAACCATACATTATTGTTGCAATCAAACGGTCTTGTGTATCTTCTATCTCTTCAACTTTAGATAGTTCACTAATACTTGGGTAATCTAATATTACACCTAGTGTATCAGTCAACATTATTTTGTTATCACTATCATTTTTTGTAAGTTGTACTTTAGATAAATCTATAGTCACTTCACCACTACCTTCACAATCAGTCACTTCACATAAGTATCTTGCTTTTGTAGTTTCTCCAACTGATTTAGTTCTTATCTGTAAAAACAAATACTCTATATCAAATAGAGAAAGTTTTTTTGCATCGACTGTACCAAAAGTTGTACTATCGATTAGTTGAATAAGTGCATTTGCAATATCAACCGAACTCTCACTTTCTTTTGCAATCAAGAGATACTTCTGTTCTCTAACTAAGAAAGGTCTATATTTTACCTCTCTCCCATCACTTAAATTGCACACATATGTTGGTGCAGTTTGGATTGGTAATCCCATAATTTACTCCATATTTTATTAACCACCAAATAAACTACTAAAATCTCTCAAAGAGTTTTTTAGTCTACTTACTTGTGTATCATATTTATTGAATTTCTTCAAATATTTTTCTGCACCATCATCACCAAATCTAGCTGCGAGTCCAAGTGCATCTTGAATACCATCAAAAAATCTTCTACCACTATTTAGTCCTGCAGGAGATGCTTTATTTTTACCATTGTATACGTTATGTGATTGCGATAAACTTCCTACTGCATTTCCTTGACCGTACTTTGTTGTAAAATGTTGAAACGCAATTGTGACTGTAAATAATAACATGTCAGAACTATCCATAGATAAAGACTGTTGATTAATTGAAATAGGGAATGCATTGTGTAATGTATTTTCTACTGTAATACTTGCCGTACCACCACTTCTTTTTGCATCTCTTCTTAAGTGTCTTACTAGAACAGTTCCTGCATATTCTTTAGGATATTTAAATATTGGTTGAGAAGAATACTCTATGTCGTTTGATGAATCTGTAAGTGTAGTATCTGTACTTGTAATATCGTCCATCCAAAATTGTAATATTCGTCTATCTAAAAAATCTGTATCACAGTAAAATGATATTTCCATTTGGTGTAAGTCATTTACAGAACCAGTCGGCATCATTCTAGTTTTACCCATTGGAGAATATCCATCAACGTCAATTGTTCTAGATGGTAGTGATGCATTTCTACATCTTACACCTTCCAATTTAACTAATGATAAGGGGTGAAAGAAATCCACCTCAAACTGATTGGACATTGCAGGTGCATTAAGATTTGCAATGAGTTTATCTACAGAAAAATTTTGACTCCTACCGCTTGGAACACTATCTGCAAGTTCTTTTCTCCACTCTTCATCATTCCAAGGTTCACTTCCAGTGTCTTTAGAATTTTCTAGATAATTATCAACAGTTGGAACTTTTATATCTTTTCCTACATTTAATGTATCGAGAAAGGCTTGATTTTTTTTCGGAAGTGAGAAATCGTATTTTTTAAAAGGCATATTAATAACTCTCTACTTTTAGTCTACTATCTCTGTAGACGGTATTTGCATTTGTTTTATTTGTAAAATTATATGTTGGAAGTAAACTTATTACATCCCAATCATCATATGGAACTTCTTTTATACTACTTTGTATTTCAGTAGTTAAGTATCTTTTGATACATGGTCTAGCCCATTTTAATCTAGACGATTTCTTAATTAATTGATAACTCAGTTGTATTCTAGTATCAACGTCATCTTGTCCGTCATAGTCTCTTGCATATCTCAACAACTCAGACAATAATTCAACTCTTCTCATAGGGTGAATATAGTGTAAATTCAATCCATAGAATCCATCTCTTGTAAACTGAAATGGAATTACTAAAGGAAACTTATCGTAGTATGGTAAAATATCTTTCCATTTTGCAACATACTGAAACATAAACATACCACCTATAAGTGGTTTTGATTTGTTTGCGTAAGTGTCTTCTATCAGTCCTCTTTGTCTATCAGAAACCGTCATGGAACCTATTGCACGTCTAAACCATTCTAATGACTTTTTAGTGTTTCTCTCTAATTCTGCTGGAGACATTTGGGAAAAACGTGTGACTAGATTAACCATAATACTATTTATATTATGTTAGGTGGTCTTCAGTCAATATTCTGAATTTTAATCTCCTATCTTTACAGAACTCTTCTGCAGCTCTAAACTTTGCTTGATTTATCATGTATGTTTGCACTTCACCGAGATATCGTTTAGTTCTTCTTTTGGGTTCTTTGGGGGGTTTGAGTTGTTTCTTTGGTTTGACTTCAATTACTTCTCTTACTGTTTGACCTTTACCGTTGACATACTTGATATAGAAGTCAGGGAAGTATCTATGTGGTTTTTTATCGAGTGGAGATATGTAAGGTATGATAAGTTCTTCAGAACCCCATTCAATAATGTTGGGGTTATTATCACAATAGACCATGAATCTTCTTTCCCATAATGAACGATAGAAGATTTTAGTTGGGTCTCCTTTATATTTTTTATAGTTCTTCGGTTTGAACTTACCACTGTATGACATAAATAGATAATAAATAAGTAATTTAAAGGTATTTATACATGTCATCTGTAAACAAATTATTATCAAAAATCAATCAAGCAACAACTGCAATCAAATCTGTAAAAGGAATCTCAAGTAAGATTTTTGGAACAGGATATCAGTCAGACGTTAGTAAGTTTGAACAGGATTCATTAGAATATCAAACTAATCTTGCAACAAGAGCAAAGGCACTTAAAGAAAGTAGTTCAAATTCAACTGCATTATCTAGACAAGAATCTAAAAGAACTCCTCAAACGTTTGAAAATAAAGAATTAATCTATCCTGTAGATTATACAGTTGAAAACTATGTTCATTTTACTATTAACCCTAGAAAAAAGAGAAGAGGTACAGGAGATAATAACACTACACATATCTACCTATATGCACCAAACATACAAGATAATGCGCCAAGTGTTAGTTATAAAAATTTAGAATTTGGAAACGTTGCAAGAGGATTGATGGATGCAGAAGCAAAATTCAGTCAAGCACTTGGTGCTGAGTTTGATGAACAAATGGCAAAAGCAGTGAATAGACTTTTTTTAAATACTAGAGACTTTTCTAAGGATAGAGTGTTTAATCCTCAATTAGAAACTATGTTTGACGGTATGACATTTAGAACATTTGATATGCAATTTCAATTTAGACCAAATAGTCAACTAGAAGCAGATAAAGTTAGAGAAATAATATTTGAACTTAAGAAATCAATGTTGCCTGATACATTTTTACTTGATTCTGCTGAAAAAGAAGTTGACCCTTCAACTACAACTAATAGTGCAGATGAATTTACTCAAAACTATTTTAATATTCCTAACATATTTAGTATTGAATATGTCGGCCCAATCGCAGACAAGGTAGACGGGTTTTTACCTGCATTTTTAACTGCATGTAATGTCACATATAATGGTGGTGGTAAAATGGAAACATTTGTAGATGGTACACCTTTAATAATAGATATGACACTAAGTTTCCAAGAAAATGCAATTATGTCTAAACAAATATATGAAAGTAGTGTATCTTCATTTGCAAAATCATCTTCAGTGGAAGGAGAAAGTGCAGAAGGTGGAGAAAGTGTAGATGGAGAAGTTCCAGTAGTGACACTACCATCAGCATTACCATCAGGAAATCGTGGTGGTTTCAGTGGTAATATACCGTTTGGTGGAGGGTAAAAATGGCAAATAAATTATTTGAAAATTTTCCTACTATTCCATATAGATTATCAGATGGTAGGTTAGTCACGATAAAAGACTTCTTTAGAAAAGCAAGAATATCATCTTTCAATATGTCTAAAGTTGTTGAATATGAATATTATGAATTATCAGAAGGTGATAGACCCGATGTAGTTGCATCTAAACTTTATGGAGATGGTGATTTGCATTGGGTTCTTTTCTTAGTAAATGATATAGAAAATTATTATGATTGGTTCATGAGTTCAGAGTCATTTGAACAACATATAGATTCGTATTACAAAGGACAATACTTAACATTTGCAACAACTGAAGATGTGGTGCAATATCCAAATTACGATAGTCAGGGAAATTTACTTAATACAAGAAAATATATATTAGGTGAAAAAGTCACAACTGCAAAAGGAACAGGACACATTTTAGAAGTTGACCCATTAAATAAAAGAGTCAGAGTTGAAAGAGGTCTATGGGAAGCTGGAGAAACACTAGTTGGTTTAAATAAATCTTCACAAATCGTAAGTGTTATAGAACCTAGAGATGTTATAGTACACTATGAAAACTCAGAGGGTATTAAAACTAATGTACCAACCAGTGGATTTAGTAGTGTATCATTGTGGCAGAACGAGTTCAACAAAAACGAAGAAAAGAGAAAAATTAAAATTGTAAAACCAAGTTCAATATCTAGAGTTATTAATGAATTTGAAAGACTAATGTCAATTTAACATGGAAACAATAAACCATCAAGAATATGGTAAGGTCGTACTAGAAGAGGTCTCGATTCAATACCAAAATCAAGAAGATGATAGAATAGATATTCTACCTCTTGCAAGTAGTATATCATTATACGAAAGTATATACACTAAACACACCACTGGACAAATGTCAGTAATTGACGGAAGACATTTAATTAAGAATTTATCTTTAACTGGTCAAGAACTCCTTACTATAAGATATAGACTACCATACAAAACAGAAAGTGGGAAAGAAGAGGTAATCGAAAGAAAGTTTAGAATTTATAAAATATCAAACATTTTAAAACAAAACGAAACTGATATCTTACAGGGATATAATATATTCTTTTGTGAACCTAACGCATTTAGAACTAAGGAAGAAAGAATAAGTAAAACTCTTAGAGGTTCACATAAACAAATGATTGAATCCTTATTTACAGATTTAGAAATATCTGAAGATATACAAAACATAGAAAAGACTGAAGGTGAAAAACATC